TCGGTGGTCTCGGCACCACCGCCGCCGCTACCACCACCGCCACTGCCGGCCGGGCAGCAACCGCGCAACATCCCGGTGTCGGTGGTCTCGGCACCACCGCCTATATTCCCACCGGCCCAACTGTTTCCGAACTTAATAGCAAAAAGTTCCAAAATGAACACAAAGAGCGAGCGATTCGTTTATTATTAGATTATTATAATAAATCTGATATTGCTACAGTTTTTACATATGAATTACAGCCTCCAAAGGTTGATCCTATGGGGCTCACCACATACACTACTAATGGAATTTATACTGATGGCCCTGTTGGTTCTGTTGTCGGAGCCGACGCCAGGGTCGCCACGATCGAGAATGCAGTTCCGCCTCCTGTTCTAGGATATGACATACGAAACGAAAAAGTTGATATGGTTGAGGAACTGATGCAATATACTAAGTTCGATTTTTCAGTACCAATTCAATTAAAAGCAAGAACTCGTGTGTTAATTTCCGTCCCGGTCGAGCAATTAAACAGGGTTCCACCAAAATTAGTTTCCGAACCTGTTGCTGAGTTCCAAACTAGTTTAGAAGTATTTTTTGAGGGTAGAGAATTTGTTACGATGGTTCGCCGCGTCCTCAAGGCATTTAAGGTTTATAACCACTCGCTTAAACAGTGGCATACTTTTGAGGGTGGAAAGCTAATAGAAACTAAAAACGGAAAAACGACCACGTTAAACCTGGATGATGAAGCCGCCTATCTTAAAAGCTTTTTGAATGGAATGACTGAGTTCATAGAGGACCTCGGATTCTCTTTTGATCCTCTTAAGCCGGCCAAAATACCAGAAAAACTAGTATTCAAATTTGAAGAAAAGGGCGAAGGTAACATTAAATTACGACAAATAATTGTTAATTTGCCAGGCTGCCCACAGGTAAAGATAGCTAAAAACGGCCGCTATAAGGGAAGGTTCAACGATTTAGCAAAGAAATCCCCCTTTAATCGCACGAGAACACTTTCGTATATTGGTGCTTTACCGGAAATTGATATTGCCCTAACGGCTAGGACCCCGACGCCGTGGTTAGAAGTGGTCACAAAATATACTTTTCCTTCTCTAGAGGTTTTTTATGGTAGTAATGCGAACACCTCGTTTAACGATCCAACCATGTTTGCCTGCTTGGTCAAGTCGGCCATTGGAGAGGGCAGTGATGAAAGCTTTGATGAGTTTATGGATGATATAACCGGTATGGTTTTGGGTATACCGGATCAGATATTGGCAAAATTCGGAAAGCTTAGCTGTTATTCAAGAGAACAGCTCGAAGAGCATCTTAAGGACATATCTGGCGATTTTAAAGATAGGTTTATTGACCAAAGGATAAGACTCGCGGACGAAATGAAAAAGAGCTTAGCAACGGATGAACCTTATCTTGCTATAGTCATGGAGGAGCTTTTCCCAGCTCAAACGGCTTTCGGGGAATTGACTCCCAAGGAACAAGATGCTGAAATTAAAAAATGGGGCTCCAGAAAACAATTTATCGATAAGCACAAGATGCCGAGATTCTGGAGGCGCCTCAATCACGAACTAGGTTATTGTGGCTGGATTGGGTTGATCTTGGCTGCTATCGACTGCGTGGCGCAGGGCTTGGGAGAGGAGAGCACAATAAAGGCACTCACCAAGGCCGCATTCGGTTCAATGGATGATGCTTATTTGGGGAGAACTTTCCTTGGGCTGTCGCCCGAGAATCAACAAAAAGTAGCGGATAGTATGAAGCGTAATTTTGGCTCGATGCCGGCTCCATGGGAGATAGAAAAGTTCGGCGGCACTTATCAGCCTGGGAGTTATTCGGGCCCCGGGTTCACCGGTGAAGAAGGCAGCGGAACAGTAGATCCCGAAGATTACACAGGCCCCGGCACATTTGGGATGGATTACAGTGAAGGGGAATTTGATTTTAATGATGGTAAAGGTAGTCAGGGTTCCGGTGGCACACTCGGCGCCGCGATCGGAGGCGTCCAAAAGGAGGCTTTTGACGCCCTTAGAAGCTCTATGTTGGATGCCGTAGGCGCGGACGTGTTATTAGAACAGATGGAGAGGATTCCTGGCGCTCCAATAGTGACCAAGATGTTGAAGCATTTGCCTTGCAAACAAACCCCTCTTATTTTTTGTGAACCCCGCCTCGATTCCTTCCTCAACACAATCGAGTTCGACTTCTGTAACTGGGACAAGGGCATCACCTACCCGGCTTTCGGGGAGTTCTGGCAAGGGATTCCCAACTTGATTAAGATGATTATGGCAGCCATAAAAGANGTGTTGATNGAAACGGCAGTGGCAATTTTAATGGCCGCTGTCAAGTTCTTGTTGGAAAAACTATTTTCTTTAGCGTGTGATCTGTTAGCTACTTTGGGTGCAAACTTATTAGATTTCTTTGCCGGCAGCGACCACTTCAAAAACTTGCTTAAAGATAATATGTGTCCCGACGCTTCTGCGGAAGAGTTAAATGATGCATTAATAGGGTTGTTTTCGGCCATCGGAGGACCAGAAGCCACTTGTTTGGAGAAGCTTTCAAACTCAGAAATGGGAGAATTTATTGATGACCTATCTTTAATGCTAACGCAAGGTCAAATTTTGCAACTCCTCAGCGGGAACCCGACCGAAGAAACAATAAGACTAGCAATGGAGGTTGCTCAGACCTCCAATTCAGAGTGTATACGAGAAATATTCTCAGATCCTAATGCCTTTCAAACTTTTTTCCCATCATTGGGTATATTTATTCCTAACTTAAGCGACTTGAGAGATACTCTTTCACCAAATGTGCTTGATTCGCCAATTAGCCCTTGCCCGCCGGATACGGTAGGTAAAATAGAAGATCTTAAGTGTCAGCTTCTCGCACAAAAGGGTTTGAGCAAGAAAGAATGTCGAGAACAAATCGACGATCTCAAAGACAAGGCAATACAAGATTTAGAAGATCTGGCCAACATGTTACAAGACCCCTTCGCCGGCATGCCTCCACTCGAAAGTGCAGGTGGAGGTGGAGATCCCTGTAACCCAGAAGGCTTATTGGCTCCTACCGATCCCTATGTGTCCGATTTTAATGCAGGAGCTACAAAGTTTCTTTTTGAGAGTATTGAATCGGCGCATTTAAGGGACCTGTGGTCTCCGATTAGTGCTATTACGGGCCACGGCGGGGTATTAAATGGTATTATGTCTGATACGAAGGGCCGGCCGTATAAGAAGCATCAATGGTTAGTGGGCGTTTTTGGCACCCCCTTAGCTAAAGACTTGGGGCCCTTCCAGTGGTATTCTGACGACGCTGTGCGTAAGGTGCGGGGCGAAAAAGGCGAAGGAGATGTTACACCAGGCGAAGACAACATCCCTATCAATATATTTGGGGATGAACTTCAAGGCGAGGAAGGCAGAGGAAACAACCTTTTAGAATATTCTGAAGGGGGTTACCCACCAACGGTCGGCGCCTACATGGCTAAGCAATATCGTGAAATGACTCCAGAGTTTAAAACTATAAATGTTCCTGGTGGCTATAAAACCATGGAAGCGGCCGAAAAGGATTTACAAAGAATTGAAAAACTTAACAAAAAAGTAGTAAGACTTAGATTAAAGTATATTGAGGCTTTTATTTTAGAGTTCGGTCTAGAAAGTAAAAAAACATGGGCTATGAAATTCGCAGCCGCGGCCTCCGACCTGAGACAAGGGGCAACCTTAAAGCTTTTCGGCAACGATCCAACGAAAGATACCTTGAAACACAAAGTTCATTCACCTGGAAACCGTGCGTGGAAGGTTCTAAATGGTAAGAATATAAGTATCGCCGGACAACAAATAGGAGGAGCGAGGCAACCTAAAAACTGGGATTATCGGAAAAGATCGGGTGTTGATAAGGACGCCAAGTCTTTTATTGAGTTCGCCGAACGCAAAGCGGGGACGAAAAACCACATTCCGATTAACTTATGGGATCTCCCAGATACTTCCTCAGCAGATATGCGCTTATTTTATGAGTCTTATCCGGATGATCCGACTGAAGAAGGCGAAGAAGGGGACTACCTATTCACTTTGGAATATGATTATAACTTATTTAATAAAGAAACAGGGACTCTAAGTGAGGAAAATAAATATAAGCTTAAAATTGTAGAAACTCACCGAAGTCCAAAAGGTAAAAACTTAAAGAAAAAAGAACTTAAAAAAATGGGGGATAGCATACCTCCCGTTTCGATTCTTCAAGAAGATGAATACACTTATACGAGTCATGACTTGACGATTGATTCCGCTCCTCCTGGTGATGTGAAAAATGTTATAGATACTTTGAATATTGGTGCCCCTCCGGATTTCGAAGATTCATATGAAATACAAACTTTCTACAAATTTATAGCTAAAAAGTTGATTGACGCGTCAGCCGCTCCTAACTTAGCCTTTAAACGTACCGAACTGAAGCCATTTAGAAATTATTTTGCTAAGAAGAATCGCGACGGCCCACGGAAAAGCATGCCTGGCATGCCGTGGATGCCCTTGGCAGCGCCAGCCAAGATTACTCTTTATGATGAGATTTCATCGGGCTTTTTAGAGAGAATGTCTACAATAATTGCGACCGGCAACCCGAATGCGAAGCCAATGAAAGGGCGCAAGGGAGACGATGCGGACGAACAGACGAATACAGAAGAAAAGATATCTGGGAAAATAGATCTTGATGATATTTCAAGAGGCTTTTTGTTTGGCTACGATCCCTATAAGGAACCCAAGATAATTGAGCTGGACCCGGCCACATATGGTGGCCCGCTTGGCCGCTTATTCCCAGAGGCTGTGCCACCTCCATTTTATGTCCAAGAGAGAAAACATAAAGGTTGGATGGACATTTGTGATACGCTAGTGCCAGAAGTATCCGGTTGTGAACAAGAGTCAAAGGCAGTTTATAATTTAGGTGATTTAAAGGATATGGTTGGGGAATTGGGTGAAGCTTTAAACCCGGATCCTCGTTTGGTACAAGATCCTTTGTGTTCCCAAGAGTCGCCATATGATAGAATCATGTCTTCTTTTGACGCCGCCAATATAGACGGCGCCATACGCGCAATTATAAGAATTTATACTTTGGATGCCTTCATCCGCGGTATCCCCGTATTTGTTTCTTTTGGTCTGTCAAAAGAAAACTATGATGATTTATTATTGGCTTTTATAGCAGATAGGATTAAAACGGGCCTCTATCTAGATGGCGCCGCCCGTACTGGTAAAGCCGATGATGAGTATTATTATCGTGTTTTGGAACAAGCTTTTAACAACACGGTTAGAAAAATTGATTCGGGACTCCTTCACCGCCTACCAACAAGTATTGAGGGTGAGCCGGCGGAGTTGGATCCTGAAAAGGAATATCTTACCGAGGCAGAAGATGCGGCGCTTGAAAGGATAAGAAAAGTAGTTAGACGTTTTTATAGAGAAAATGATGGAGAGCTTGCTGCGCTTTCCGATTCCGCGATAAAAAGCCAGACTATGTTCCGACGCGCGTTTTCAACACGAGGCCACGCCGCGATGACCGGCATCGGCGCCGGAAGCGCCAGATTTAGTAAATATGAGGCCATGGCCGCGAAGATGACAGCATTTGAAGAGACGATTAGGGAAACAGAAGATGATGCGGTAATTTTTCTTAGAAGATATATTAGAGAGGAGTTTGAGGTGTTAAGGGCCGATTTCTCTACAAGGATGCCGGCAATCGTTGATAATATAGATCATTTATTTTTATTAAATGGTGAGTGGATCCGCGGCGCCGTAGCAGCAGGAGGGCCAACCAATGTCACTTCTAATCCATTTGACTCTGAGGCATATGAAATAGAAACCATAGAAGCGCCCACAGAGGAAGAAGGCGACACCCCGGGAAGCAAGAGTGAAGAAGATGAAAAAAAGAAAAAAATCCGAGGAGCCGCGGCCGGTGTGGCCGTCGCCGCGGCCGTCGGCACTGGCGGTCTCGGCCTGGCCGTCGGCGCAATCGCCGGCGCGCTCGGTGCAGGCCAGAACGACGACGAGGGGACCACCGAGGAAGCCGATCCACCACCTTCTCCGGATTATTGGCCATTTGTTTTGGAAAAGTATATTCGTATTGAAGAAAAGAGCAGCCCTCCCGTAGAAATAAACAAACGAGCTTCGAATCTCTATAATGTTGTCAATCTTAAAGACTGGAACAAATATGTTAAGGAGAAGAAAGCGCAAGGCCTTGTTGGAGACATATCTGATTTTTGGGGCAATCCACCTCCCGAAGGAGAGACCACTGAGATAGAAAGCCATATACACACCTATAAGATAGACGAGGACGGTAACGGCACGACAGGAGAGTATACTAACGAAGTTGGGGAGAAACACTTCCACGAAATCGTTGACGGCGAAATCCAGCGCGCCAATATGGATCCTGAAGATGATGGACATACTCATGATATAGAAATAACCGGCTGGAAGTTCGGACTTAGGCTATCCTATATGCCGGCAAAGAAAGACAATAGTGTGTTTGCGCAGACAATAGGTACGATCGATGGCGAAACTATAATGTCTGAAAAGGCATATAAGTTAACAGATCGTCAAGGAGATGATAGGTATTTAATTCCTCTCGCTTTTGCCGAGATACCAATACCAGATCAGAATTATGCCCTATATGACCCGAAAAAATATGATGTTTATTGCCTGATACAAGAGTTGGTGAAGACGCCAGAATACAAAACTATGTTTAAATATGTATTTCCTCTTCCAAGGTTTACCTCTTTCTTGGCTTTGTATTGTATTATGGGATTCTTTGCTTCTATAGGAAACAGCGGTTTTCCTGGTGATGGTGGAGATATGTGGGAAACGGCCGGCGGAAAGAAAATGCGGAAGTTTAGAAGGTGGGTTCGTGGTCCAAATGCGTTTAAGAAATCTAGAAAAGCAGCTAGAAGCGTATTTAATAGTTTATACGACTCCACGCAAGATATGGATTTCTCCGCGGAGGATAAACATGGCCACAACGCCGCCAAGAGCCTTCGAGATCTAATCAGGCCACGAGTTAACTTCGAAGACGGCCTCCGCTGGTGGCAACGTGGCAGAAGAATACACAACAACCCATACAATATGGATGGGGATGAATGTTAGTGAACTATTTAGTGTAGGAGGGCTATATAATGGCAGAAGGTTTATCAGTTGCTTTACCACTTAGGATCGATCCGGTCGACGGAGCGTATGGTTTAAATAAGACCCTAGTTGATATGGCTACACAAAACTTAAAGATGGTTATTTTGACATCACCCGGGGAGCGGGTAATGGAGCCGGAATTTGGTGTAGGAGTAAGAAACTACCTTTTTGCGCAAAATAGTCCCGGCCTGTCTGCGCAGCTAAGAGATAGAATCTCACAGCAGGTGTCCAAATATTTACCATACATAAGTCTAAACAACCTCCAAGTGTTCAGTCCATCGATTCTAGGAGGTATCGACAACACGAGGCTTAATATAATTATAAACTATTCAATTCCTGCCGCTAATGTTGTTGCCGATTTAACCATCCCCATTAAAATATAATGTTGGACAATACTATTTAATACCGGGAGTTCATTCGAATGGCCAAAAGAAACGTACCTATAAATTATACCAGCCGCGACTTTGAATCAATACGACAAGATTTAACAAGTTACGCGAAAAGGTATTACCCAGACACATTTAAAGATTTTAGTGAGGCTTCGTTCGGCTCGTTGATGTTAGATACCGTCGCCTATGTCGGCGATATAATGTCTTTTTACCTTGACTATCAGGTAAACGAGTCCTTTATAGATACCGCTGTTGAATATAACAACGTAATCCGACTAGCCAAACAAATGGGCTACAAATACCAAGGCCCGAAATCAACCACAGGTATTGTTTCTTTTTATGCTATTGTTCCGGCGAATACGACAGGTTTAGGGCCAGACACAAGGTATATGCCCATTTTGAAGGCGAACACAGTTGTCAGCTCAAAAACGGGTGGCAGCTATATACTGGTTGAAGATGTCAGGTTTGACAGCCCTTCTAATGATCAAGTCGCAGCCGCTACAAATACGACAACCGGCAACCCCACTAGTTACGCCGTTAAGGCTCAGGGGCAGATTATTTCTGGGAAGTTTGGTATTGATACCTTTGTTATAGGAGGCTTTGAAAGGTTCAAAAAAGTTCGAATGGCAAATGCAAATCTTGTTGAAATAGTTAGCGTCTTCGATTCCGAGGGCTATGAATATTTCGAAGTTGAATATCTATCTCATGATGTGGTATATAAGTCGGTTCCCAATAGAGACTCAAATACTAGGGACAACGCCCCCTCTCTTATGAGGCCGTTCAGGGCAACTAGAAGGTTTACTACTTCTAGAGACAGGAATGGTGCAACGTTAACTTTTGGTTTTGGATCCTCGGGACAGATAGCTACTCCAAGTCTTGCCGAACCAGCTAATGTGGTTTTACAACGCCATGCTAAAACATATACAACGGATACTGCGTTTGACCCCTCGGATCTCGTGGGAACAGACAAGTTGGGGATCGGGCCGGCAAACACAACCTTAACAATAACTTTTCGCGAGCACACATCTAATGACGCAAACGCCGCCGTCGGGGCCGTGAAAACTCTCACACGCCCGGTTTTCGAGTTCAACGATCCAGCAGTTACCCCCACCGCCACCGCGCGCGATGTTATAACGAGCATAGAATGTTTTAATGAAGAGCCAATAGTGGGGTCGGTTAGGGCCCCAACGTTGGAAGAGGTTAGAACCCACGCTATGAACTTTTTTCCAAGTCAAAATAGGGCCGTCACAGCTACAGATTATGAGGCCATAACTTACGCGATGCCGAGTCGCTTCGGCGCCGTCAAGCGATGCCGTGTCGTCCGCGATCAGGATTCTCTCAAGAGGAACATAAACATTTATGTTGTATCGGAGGACACAAATGGAAAGTTAATCCAGTCCAACTCGGCGTTGAAAGAAAATTTAAAAATTCATCTTAATCGGTATCGAATGATTAACGACACGGTAGATATATTGGACGCTAAAATAGTAAATATTGGGATTGAGTTCGAAGTGGTATCGAGCGAAGAAGTAAATAAGTATGAAGTCTTGGACTCCACTGTTCGTGCTTTGAGACAGAAATTTGGCCGAGCTATGTTTATTGGAGAAAGATTCTATATTACAGATGTTTATACTGAATTAAATAAGGTTCGCGGAGTTGTGGATACTTCCAAAGTAAAACTCATTAGTAAAAGGGGTACGGGATATTCTTCCTCTACCTTGAATATCAATCAGTATATGTCTCTCGACGGCCGTTACTTAGCCGTTCCGGACAATGTAATATTGGAGATTAAATATTCGAAGATTGATATTAAAGGAACCGTGAGATAATGGGCATTAAAAGGTATTTTGCCAAATCAGATAACACGATCACCAACGCCTATGAGGAGAACCTTACCACTCGTGGTACTGGCTCGAATATGGGCGCCGCCGACATATTGGAAGTATTTTCTATTTATGGCCAGGCCAGCACTTCCTCTGCTGAAAAATCCCGAGCACTTATTAAATTTAATGTAACAGCATCAACGAATTCTATAAGTGCCGACAGGACCGCGGGCACCATCCCGGCTTCTGGATCCGTCAGTTTCTTTTTGCGCCTCTATAACGCTCCCCACGGCCAAACCTTACCTAAATCTTATACGATGGATGTTTCGGCTGTGTCGGGAGCTTGGACTGAAGGTACAGGCCTTGATATGGAGCTGTATAAAGATAAGGGAAATTCAAACTGGACTAATCGTATAGCTTCACGATCCGCCGGCGATCACGCATGGGCCACGGAAGGCGGAGATTATTTTACTGACTCAAGCTCTTCTTTTTCCGTATCTTTTGATGATGGAACAGAAAATATTGAAGTTGATATTACCACATTGGTCGAACAGTGGGCAAGTTCTTCGGCCAATTCTAAGACAGCGACTGATATGGGTTCTAAAGAGGATGAAGGGGTGGGAGTCTTTATGACAAGCGCCTATGAGACCGCTTCCCGCTCATACTACACAAAGAAGTTTTTCGGAAGAGGCACTGAGTTTCACTTTAAAAAGCCTTGTATCGAAGCGCGCTGGAATTCTTCGACAGAAGACGATCGAGGGAATTTCTTTTACAGTAGTTCTCTCGCCACATCCGAGGAGAACTTAAATACCATCTACCTTTACAATTATTTCCGCGGCCGTTTAAGAAACATTCCGGGTGTTGGTACTGGGAATATTTATGTTAGTTTTTTCTCGGGATCCGCGGCCGACACAGCTCCATCTGGTTCTGCTCTTGTTTTGGTAGCTGATGGAACACACGTTCGTTCCGCTCTTGCAACGGCTGTCACCGGCGGCTACGTCTCAAAAGGCATATACTCGGCCTCTGTTGCCCTCACAGCAGCCGCAACACCCGTCTCCACCCTCTACGACGTTTGGTTTAGTGGAGGCCTCGGAGGCACAGTTCCGAGCGCAACACAATATTATACTGGTTCGATAAAGCCGACAGTATTAAGTCCGTCATCGATTGCGCCGGCTAATGAATATACCATTTCAATAACAAACCTTAAGAATGTGTATCGCTCGGACGAGACAGGAAGATTTAGAGTATACACCCGCCAAAAAGATTGGAGCCCAACTATTTACACTAAGGCGGTTGCAACGCCGGAAGTTCAGGTTGTTGAGAGTGGTTCATACGAGATACACAGAGTTGTAGATGATTTGAAGGTTATTCCATATGGAACAGGTAGCACCAAACACACAGTTATGTCCTATGATGCTTCGGGTTCTTACTTTGATTTAGACATGGGGATGTTGGAAACTGGTTACATGTATGGGATAAAATTAGCATTCTATAATGAAGATGTACTTGAGTGGGTCGAACAACCAGAGACCTTTAAGTTTAAAGTTGAATCAAGGCAGAGTTAATAATGGGCATTAAAAAGTTATTTGATTCCAATAAGCCGCAGGCTGTACTCAAATCAACAAACCTCGAAGAAGAGATTATAAAAAACGCTCCGGAGCTAGAGTCGGCCGATAATGTGCGCGAACAAATAGAGCGCATCAATCGCTTCATCCCGCAGGCTGATTTTGGCGACCCAAATAGCTTCGTGGTTTACGGTTCAGCCCAATCATATTATGAAGATGCTATATCGAGGATCTATAATCAGTTTCCTTACGATGGCTCAGAAGAAGAAATAACAGAGTTTCATAATGAATCTTCTTATCTTGATTTATATATATTCGATAAGAAATATCCGCGGACCACAGGTTATATTAAAATCGGTACCGGCCAGACCTTCCCCAGCCCGCCAGCAACTAATAGTGAGTTATTAAGTTGGGGTGTTGTGAATTCCGGCGAGGAATATATTAAGATCGTCGGCGGCCCCCATACAGCTTCCGGCGGTATGCCCACTGGTAAACTACACACTACGTTTACTGGTTCAAATATTTATGATACTGATATCTACGGTACTGACGGAACTCTCGCCCTCGACCGCGCCGGCACTCGTGAGTCAAACCTAAGATTTGATCTTTCTAAGGGAGTTACAACTGAATTTTGGCTCAAAAAGGAAGGGTTTAGTGTTGCGGATACATGTAAGGAGGTCATCTTGGACCTCTGGAATGGCGCCGCGTCGTCTTCGGCAGGTTATGGACGTTTTCTCTTATATATTACCGCCTCCGGTCACGCAGATGCTGGCCAAAACCCACTGCGCCTTCATTTAGCGTCTGGCTCTAATGTTGCCGATATTAATCTTCTTTCGAGCACTTATACCACGGCTTCTATTGGGGACTCAGCGTGGCATCATTATGCTGTTTCTGTGGAGTCGGGCTCGGCGGCGATTACCACCAAGGCTTATGTTGATGGAACTCTAGATAATACAACGACTTCTACTATTAATTTTGGCCAAGTCACCGGCTCTCTTATCGCGTATATCGGCGCCCTCCAAACATCACCTTCTGGAAATACATTTCATGGGAGCCTCGTAGCTTCTAAGGCGGGAGATGCTCCGCTTTCTGCCTCGATGGATGAATTCCGGTACTGGAAGTCGAAACGAGATGAGAAAGACATTCAGCACAACTGGTGGACACAAGTAAGAGGTGGGACAAATAACGAAATAGCCAACGCAGAGCTTGGTGTTTATTACAAGTTTAACGAAGGCATAACAGGTACAGACTCTACGGATTCCACGGTTTTAGATTACTCTGGGCGTATCTCAAATGGCAATTGGGTTGGGTACCCCGGGTCAACGGCAAGAAATGTGGGCTCTGCTATTGATTCTTCTACGGCTGTCGTCACAGGTACAGCCGAATATAAAGATCCGATTATTTATTCCTCCCATCCGGATGTCATATCACACTATAATACATATTCGGCAACAGGCAGTATGTATGATAACTCTAATCAGTCCTCTATTTTAGATTCTATTCCTAGTTGGATTGTTGATGATGATGAACTTGAAGGTTCGAACGAGCTTAAAAAGCTAACCCAGATTATTGGCTCTTATGCTGATACTCTTAACCTTCAAGTAAAAGCACTACCAACACTAGCCGATACCACTTATTTAAGCTCAAGTTATAAGCCCGCGCCTTTTACAAGAAATCTATTAAGTTCCAGAGGCTTAGCAGTCCCAGAAATATTTGTTGATGCCGATCTTCTTGAAAGATTCGCTAACCGGCGATCCGATAGAAAATACGATATGGATATAAATGAAGTTAAAAACCTTATTTATCAAAACATTTATAACAACCTCATTTATATGTATAAGTCCAAGGGTACTGAAAAGGCATTTAGAAATCTTATTCGTTGCTATGGAATAGGAGACGAAGTAATAAAGTTTAATGCTTACGGAAATAATACAACATTTAAGTTTGAGAATACTGGTTATTCAACCACGACCCGTAAAAATTATGTAGATTTTAATAGCACCGATCGATTTAGTGGTACTGTATATCAAAGTTCCTCCGTAACCAACACAGAGACCAATAGTATAACTTATGTTTCTGGTACTAGTCAGTATCTTGCCAATACAGCCGAAATCGAAGTGATTTTCCCAAGAAAGTTTGATTTTGCAAATCCGGCGTATTTTCATACGCCATTTTTGAGTTCTTCAATATTTGGTTGCCATGAAGCAAAAGACGCGCCCTCCGATTTTGATTGGAAATCCGCGGCCAACGACAACAGCTTTCAGGTGTATGTGGTCAGGACGGATACCAACTCAAAAGATGGATATTTCCTATTAAAAACACGAGCCGGCGCCCCTACCGCCTTTTCTTTAACAAGCTCGGTTTACAGCAATATATACGATAATCAAAAATGGAACTTCGCTGTCAGGGTGAAAAACAAGTTCTGGCCCACAGGCCCTGGTATTTCTGGATCCTCCGGCGCCGCCAATGTTAAATTAGAATGGTATGGTGCTAATGTTGAGCATGGCGTAGTCAGAAACGAGTTTTCTTTAACTGCCAGTTCTTTGGCCAACGGATATCTGACCGCCCACCGCCGTTATTATGTCGGCGCCGATCGGACCGATACAAGCGGCGCCATCGTCACTGAGAGCGATATTAGGGCCTCTTCGTTGCGCCACTGGGCTACTTATCTGAATGACGAGGTAATCAAGCACCACGCTAAAGACCCAGATAATGTAGGCGCATTACACCCAAGTCGGAACATGTACTTCACGGCAGATGCCACCGGTGTCGGCGTTGATAATCAAACTATTCCTGAAATGGCGTCTTTGGCTTTGCATTGGGACTTCTCACAAGTTACGGGTTCTGATGCAGCAGGCGCGTTTACGGTTGAAGACGCATCTTCCGGTTCAGTTTCTTTACAGGGTCGATATAGTAACGACGGGGATGTATCACATATTATAGCGAACCAATATGCGGGGGTAGCTTATTTCCCTGGAGCTACTTCAACCACCAGCGTTATAAGTAAAGAATATATAGCAGCTACTAAACAACGGCTGCCGGAAGTTGTTAGTACAGACGATGCTGTAAATGTACTTTCGAGAGATGATGAACTTTTCCCGCGGGACGCAGCCGTTTCACAGACATTCTTCGCCTTTGAAAAGAGCATGTATGGTGTTATTTCACAAGAAATGATCAATTCTTTCGGTACTATTCTTGAATTTAACAACTTAATCGGTGAAATAACTCACAAATATCGTGGAGAATACAAGGGTTTAAGGTTATTAAAGCAGCTTTTCTTTGAAAAAATACAGAATACACCCGATCTTGATAAATTCATTGATTACTATAAGTGGATTGATTCTTCATTAATAATCTTCCTGCAACAGTTGGTACCAGCCTCTGCGAATGTTTCGGAAGAAATACGAGTTGTGGTGGAGGATCATATTCTTGGAAGAAACAAGTATCGTCATCAATATCCATTCCTTGATTATAAGGGCAACGCTCGTTTTGGCGCGGATGAAGCGGTATTAGAAGCAAGGGTTAAAAGTATCAACGAACTAACATATAATTGGAAATTCGGTCATGCTCCACTAAACAGCCTAGAAACCACCAGCGCACAGTGGTGGAAAGAGAGGGCATCTCGCTCAAATACTAATTTTACTACAGCTACTCTGATAGACAGTGCTCGCCAATCACTTAATGACATTATTCTAAGTTTTAATTCAGCCTCCGCTCAAGAATTTAATACAGGCGCCGGCGTAACGGGTGTTTATAAGGGCTCTACATATGCGCTTCGAAGGTTTGTAACACCCCTCAAAATGACCGTTGACTTCCCAACACAAGTCGGTGGTGGTTACAATTATTCAAGAGGTCAGAAGCCCGACGCTCTTTTCTCTATCATTAAGCGCGGATCAACAGCGGCAAGATATGATGCCTCCAAGGGAAGTTTTAAGGATATAGACATCGCCGAATCCGGCCCTCCGATTATACAAACAAAGCGTAAGTTTGACGCGCAACTTGGAACCGAGAACTCAGATTCGACTAGTTTTATTACAAGCAAGCTAGGTCTTCCCGCTGTAGTTTATAGTTCCTCCGCCGGGACCACTGGCTACAGATCAAGCACTAGTGGCCTCGAATATGCTGGTCTTCATAATGATTCATATGGTGATGACTACGATGTACCAATGCAAGGCCCTTTCCCGCAAGAGCATGTTGGAGGCCATAGACACAGACACATAAACCCTACTGTTGATCCGTCTCTAACCTCCTCAGCGAATAGGCCAGAAGCGTGGAGTCTTGCTAGTGGGATATTTAGGTCAAATGATTATAACTTTACTCGGCCTTCTACTTCTCCACAATACCGCAGAGATCAAATCGCTAAACGTCCATTTAATATTAAGAACATTCAGCACACTACAGCTTCTGTTAAGATGGGCAACTTTAACAAGCGCTATGAAGTCGTCCAGACCTCAGATCGTCGGACAAACAACAGCGAGTTTGTGAAGTCTGAGGGCTTCTCTACGGCGTCCGTCACGACAGACCTGCTTGGGTACGTCGGAGGCCTTGTCGACTACGCTAAGCCCACCAGGACGCGCAGAGAGCATGTTATTGTGGAACGCTTCTCAGCCCCCGGTGGTCCCGAAGTTGCTGGAGATACTATCGGTGGTCCTGGTTTAGATTATGAGTCAGGGCAGTATTCGCCGTATAACAACCTAAACTATAGAAACACAACGGTTAGGTACCCACTCCAGACTCTTCTAACAGAAAGAAGTGAGCGATTTGGCCTTCGTTCTGGATCGGCAGTGTCGTCCGCCAACTATACCAGCGTTACGGCAAGCTTTCATAAGATTAATAGAAATCCACTCAAAAGAATAGAATATTCAAATCAATATGTTGGAGACCTCGGCACAGTTACAACGGCTGATACTTTTGATAATTATTATGTCCAGCATATGATTCCGCGATCAGATTATCAGTATGCTTGGATAACGGCTTCATATCTTTCTTCGAATACGGATATATATGGATATGCTCCATATGATGGGTTTGTTTCAACATCCGCCGGCTTGATCGCCGCGCTAAACTTTGTGAGCGCGAGTGACGCGGGCTCGGTAATTACTTCTGGCGTACGCCGAACTAAAAAGGATTACGCGAATCTCGGGGCCAAAGGATGGCTTCCGACTGATTTTGTTGGTATGAATACCACGATTATAGAGCCGATATCTTCTTCTGGTTTCACGATTGGTTACCCTCTAAGTACAGATATTATACATTATTACAATTATTCCGACATTGGCGCCGCCGTAACAAATACAGTTAATCGAGAGTCATTCATTGAAAAAATTGGTATAACGGCCGCCGCCACTAGTACTAAAGCATCCTGTTTGAACAGCATCATCAACCACAGGAACGGCCCTTACGGATATCCAACCTGGAAACAGATCCGCGTCGGACACGGCCAATTAGCAAGGTATTATCGCAAGAATAACCTCTATACTCATACCCCCGATGTTGGAGAGCCTATAGCAGTTAAAATCACTGATGGTGTTATGACCACCCCGGTTAAGCATCGTACTACTTTAATAGTCTCACAGTCTGTTATTTCGTCAAGACATTATCCTATAGTTCATGAATTGGAAATTAAGGTCGGCTCCGGAGCTAAAAAGGGTAGAAAACGCAACAAAACCAAGCCGGTTGTTGTTAAAAGTACTTTTGCAAATAATATAATTACATTTGATGATAATGATTTCGCGACAGAAGTGATCGATCACCGACGCGCCCAAAAATCTTTACAGGACAATCCTTATAAACAGTTGCTCAAAATGTATAGCCCTCGCGCTCTACATCAGCCATCTAATGTTATAAATTCTATTAACGTTCTTCGTTACAGAGAAACGGTTTATCCTTCTCTTAAAAATTCTTACACTTCAAAGATACGAGGTAGAACAAATTATGAGAATGATTTTTGGAGGGATGATAGAACAGATAGAACAACGAAGGCTGTTACAAAGAAGTTGACGAACTCGGCCGGCACCGTGATTTCACAAAGCGCGTGGGCCCTCGACGCGTCAGAGAATTTCAAAACCCAGATCGGACCGGGAGACTTTTCAGCCGGAACAGGCGCCGCCAATACTTCTGGCCAACGCCATGGTGAGCTACAAAATATATATGTTCATTACCACGCTAATACGGCCAGCCAGGCTAGCCCTGGTGTCCTTTATTCGAGAAAGCATATACTTCCTTTTACTGGCTCCGTTACACCAGCATGGGGAATGGAAATAACAGAGATTATTGCGGCCGCAGATGCAAATGTTTTACAGGACCGGTCGATGGCGACGGGCGAGGCCCTTTGGGAGGCCGGCACAAAGGCAGGAAAATACGAGGGCAATCCTAGTATTTTTGTGGTGGAACCAAGAACACCATTTTACGACACATATGATTCGTATTTTGCAGACATTAGAAGCAAAGGTAAAGGCCGCTCGATCATTCCGGAATTTCGGATTTCTGATCATTTAAGTTTTTATCAAAATAGCGGAGACGACTTCCTTACTGAAAACGCCAAGTTCCTAACGATCGTCGGTACTCCCACCGACTCAGCAATACCACAGAATAGTGCCGAAGACAACTTCTTCACCATCTTTACAAACTCCGATTTCATGAAATATTTCGAAGTTATCAAAGACGACCACAAAGGGATAATGAAGCCCAGTGAAATTAAACTAAGATGTAAGGCAATTAAAAAATTCCTTCCTTATGATGGTTTTTATCCCGCCGAACGAACAGTAGAAATATCTAAACAATTTATTACAGATTATACCGCTTCTTTGCAATATGTCGGCGGTTCGGAGACTGGTGAGGATGCAGCAAAAAGGGTATTTTTAAAACCTCTAATGTCTCCTGGAATTTTGTATAATACTATTAAATCTGGTCTTGCAGTTGATTACCCTATTTTGAAAGCTCTCAATTCGAGAAATCATAAACAATATGGTCCAGATAGCCCCCTCGGCGCCGCCCAGATCGAAGCAACCTTTACAGCTTCAAAGGGAATTTTTTCCAACACTTCTGACGCGAGCCGGCTCGCCGCCGACGGCGTTGTTGATCATAGTCAAGGGTGGGATCAAAGGTTGCCATTCGAAACACTTCTGGAACCTGAAAGGTATTTGGCCGGCGTGCAAATAGCAGATGACGAACCGAGTGCGTGGGCCCGCGTCAAGAGCGTTGTTGCTTGGGACGGTGAAGGTGGTACAGAATACAAAAAGATGATGAACAATTTCTTGGCCGAAAGTGTAGACTTCTTCTTGGAAGGCGGCAGGTTGTCAACTATAAATTCCTTACCTCAAAAAGACTGGCTACCGGTGACTCCGGGCACTCCTTATGGTATGAGGGTGGTAATGCGGAGATCTATGGATAAGGGCCGATTATTTAGTGGGTCTTGGGGGAATTTTGGTGTGCCACAGAATACGAGACTTTTTTTGGACAACGGCGAGACAGATCCCTATACTGGCAAAACCCTGACCGTCTCAACTGCGGGCGAAATATTCAGGAGAGAAACCTTTACAATGTATAGCCGACCAAGTGCGTTTGGGCCGCCCTTGGGCCTTCACAGGTCAGGCTCTGNTTATGAGAATCCGTATCAAGAAGTGGCCGGCCATAATCAGCTAGCTGGTTCTATACATGATTATTCTTCTCAGAACGGCGTTTATGGCTCTCATACGCCTCCCTATTATGATGGAGAGTGTTGGTTTGACATCATTTTTTGGCCCCGCGGCCTAGAGACTTCTGGGTCCAATACGGCAGGCGCAGTTCAAACTTTCAGATTCAAGAGCGACGAGACGGGCGAACAATATAAACCAACAATGGATGAGATATTTGCACCGGTCCATGAGGCCATTTTTACGCAAAGTTCATCGATCGACGAACTCAATCAAACACCGCTTGCCGGACACATAGTAAGAAAATGGCGCTATGATCAAGAGAGTCTAAAAAACGAGACAAATAGTTCATATCATTTAACTTATCACGCCGACACTGGAACCTCCGTCCACATCGGACCGGCAACCGGACCTTTTGTTAATGAGTGGGCAATGCAACTCGACGCAAGCTTGAACATTTTTAGGAAGAACAAGAGAGGAAAAAAATGGTCCATTCAAACTAAGTTTGAAACACCAATGTTGAACTTTAATCATGTTACCTCATCAGATGGTACCATGACCACTAGTTCCAACGCCAATTATAACTCCTGTATCCCCCGCGGGATGTGGCATCAATTTGGCAGGATCCCCCTTAAAGACGAGGGAGTTTATATTCAGGTTAAGGACATTCCAGATCACTGGTTGGATTCACACCCCAGTGCTACTTTGAAATGGGATATGGCCGGCGNTTTCTCTAGCCAGANCAAGAGCCCATATGTTAATACGCTGGCCGATCAGACTACTTATTATAATAGATATACAGTTCCGATCGGCTCACCCGATGCGTACACTTATACAAAGCCAAAAATTCAATCTTTAGTGGATATCTGCGGCTTTAATACAGATCCTGTTAGAGTAGGGGAGATAAGAAATAAAAAGAAGATCTTCGAGGCCATTGTTGCGGCGCCCTTTATGGAAGTGGAAGGAGAAAGAAGATTTTTCAAAATCCCCAACTCGAATACTACTACTTATAATTCGGTCGCTGGCGAGAGTATCAAAAGATTGGGGAAAATGCTTAAGAAATATGTCTTTCCTCCAACTTTTGATTTTATTCAAAGTAATCCGGAACACGGCATTATCGAAGTCCCGGCCGTCGCGATGTATGTTTTTGAGTTCTCTCATACTCTTACAAAAGATGATCTGTCTCACATATGGCAAAACTTGTTGCCCAAGATAGGTGTGGCACCACAAGTTGCTATGTCTACGGTAAGTCATCCACTATTGATCAGTGAACTTCTGGGCCACGATGAAGAAAAGTTGCTATCCCGCCAGTTGAAGAAAAAGGGCACGCCAACAATAGGTGAATTCCCCGAGAGATTACAATGGATGGTGTTTAAGGTTAAGCAGCGGGCCAAGAGAGACTATTTTACAATGATTGACGGCCGAACACCAATAATGCCTTTCTACACTTATAACTGGCCTTATGACTATTTCTCTCTCGTAGAACTAGCTAAGATAGACGCCGAGGTTTCTTTTGAAATGACAGCAAGAGGAAAAGCATATTTCACGAAGCATGCTGGGCGCGCCGAAGAAGAAGGTAGAGCTGTTCCGGTTGATAAGGGGGTTGATGAGGTCTTTGATGCCGCTGCCGCCGATGCCGCCGCTGCCGCCGCTGCCGCCGCTGAATCGGCGG